AGAAGAAAAAAAGACGGTTAGATTTAATTTAACTCATTGGTTTAGTTTAAGTGCAAAAGAAACTGCTCCTACTGATGGATGGTTACCAGTTCCAGAGGTTAAAGATTTTAGTTATATTCAGTTAAAAGAATGTACTGATGAAGAATGGGATGCTTTAGATGATGCTGGAAGTGCTGCATTAGTTAAAGGATGGTTACAAGAAATAATTGAATCTAAAATAGGGGCTGGTAAAACTGAAATAATATAATGAAAAACAATGAAACTATCAAAAAATTTAAGCATTAATGAGGTTGTAAAATCAGATACAGCTATTCGTAGAGGTATTGACAACCACCCCACCCAATTACATTTGGAAAGCTTGGAAGATATTGCTGAAAATATATTTCAACCGATGCGCGATGCTTTGGGCGTTATTTACGTGTCAAGCGGTTACCGTTCAAAAGCTTTAAACAAAGCCGTTGGTGGAAGTAAAAAAAGCCAGCACAGCAAAGGTGAAGCCCTTGATTTGGACAATGACAATAAAAATGGAGCGGCTTCAAATACTGAAATCTTTAATTATATTAAAGAAAATTTAGATTTCGACCAATTAATTTGGGAATTTGGCAATGATGAAAAACCTGATTGGGTTCATGTATCTTACACAACAAGAAGGCCAAATAGAAAACAAATTTTAAGAGCCAAAAAAGTTGGCAATGATGTTGAATATAAACCAATATAATTATGTTAAAAAATCTATTAGGGAATAAAAGCGGTTTATTATCTCTTTTATCTGAAAAAACAGGAAAAATAAGTTTTAAGCGTTCGGCTGGTATTGTTGTATTAACTACAATAGTTGCTCCAGATGGTGCCGCAAATGGTTTATCTTGGATGAATGTAGTGTTATGTATTGGTGTTTTAATATCTGTTGCAATGCCTAATTTAATTAATTCTAAAAAAGATGATATAGTAAAATAATTTACTATATTTGTATTGATTTTCTATTTTCGTATTTTTATTTGAAAAGCCTCTCATTTATTTGGGAGGTTTTTTATTGTATAAAATAATTTTCATTATATTTGGATGCTGATTAATAACAATAATTGTACTTGCTGTGCAATAACCTAAAACCCGACATCGCCAAAATAGTCGGGTTTTTTATTTTCAATCTTTTTTTAAAGTAATACTAAAAGTAATACTTTTTGTGTATATTTGTACGGTAATCAAAAAGTAAAAAGATGGAATTATTAGAAATAGAAAATTTAGATTTAGAAAGCAACACTTTAACTGCTGTATTTGACGGCTTATTTTCAGAAGGTTTTATTGTTAAGTCTGATTTTAGTTATGATACTGAATTGTTAGAAGAAGAAGAAGAAGAAACTAACTGTAAAAATGTTATTGGTGCTACTAATATTAAGTTTTGGGATTTTAAAACTTTTGATAGTCAAGAAAATGAGATTTCTATAAATGATAGAGAGTTAAAAAAGATTAAAGAATTAGTAGAATTTAAGCTAATTGATTTATTAAGGGATGAATTAAATAACAATTAAAAAAATAATAGATATGAATTTAGAAGATTTAAAAAAACCGTTACCAATAGAATCAATAGATTTTAGAGTTCAAAGCGTAAACAAAGGTGGTTATGCTACTATTCTGGCTTATAAAGATGCTAGAGTAGATATGAATAGGCTTGATGAAGTAGTTGGGGCTATCAACTGGAAGAGAGAGCATCAAGATAATAATAAAACTTGTATTGTGTCTATTTGGAATGATAAAACTGGTCAATGGGTTAATAAAGAAGATGTGGGTACTCAAAGCAATACGGAGGCAGCCAAAGGACTAGCATCAGACAGTTTTAAAAGAGCTTGTTTTAATTGGGGCATTGGTCGTGAATTATACGACTACCCATTAATACAAATAAAACTATTAAGTAATGAGTTTGACAATCAAACAAAAAAAGCTACTTGGGATTTTAAATTAAAAGAGTGGATTTGGTTTAGTCAATTTGAAGATGGAAAACTAATTTATTTAGCTGCTAAAGACAATAATGGCAAGAAAAGATTTGAATACGGAAAATATAAAAAATAATAGATATGACAGATACAGCAACTTTAGTACAAGAAGTAATAGATGGTAATTTCAGCCCATACGAAGCTGAATACATCTTAAAAGAACAAATAAATATATTAAAAGAACATTTAGAAATAGTGCATACAGAAGCACAAAACCAATCAATTTATGAAGATAAAAATTTTGAAAAAGATGGCTTTAAAATGGAGAAAAGAAACGGTAGAAAAGTTTGGAATTTTAAAGGATGTGAATCGTATAAAATAGCAAAAGACAATTTAACAGAAATTGAAAACAATCTAAAGGCTAATTTCAATCAATGGGAAAAGGGAAATACAGTAGTTAATGAAGATGGTGTTGTTTTAGAAGTTCCAAAAGTGACTTATACAAAAGAGGTTTTAATTATTAAAAAGGTAAAAGATGAAAAATAAATTTAAAAAATCAGATGCACAAGGCAATAAGCTTCCAGAAAAAATAGGGAAAGGAATAAACGAAGAACATTTAAAAGAAGTATTAGAAGAAAGAAATAATAAAGATTCTGTTTTAAATGTAAGAATATCAAGCGACATTAATGAAAAACTAATAAAAAAGTGCGAAAATAATAATGTAAGCAAGTCTTTTTATATTCAAGAACTTTTAAAAAATCATTTCAAATATGAAGATGAATAGAGGCTTATTAGTATTATGTGTTGGATTTTTAATACTATTAGTTTTACATAGCAGAAAAGAAAATTCCAAACTAAAAAAAGAAATACAAACTTTAAAAACTTTAAATAATGAACTTATTAAGGCAAGTAACATTTGATCGAGCAAATAGGAAAAAAGATAAAAGCGTTTCAATGACTTTTATAACACAATTAGAACAAAGTACCGATGATTTTATGCAGATAGATAAGATTTTAAACGATTCTGGTGTACTTTATTTTAAAAGTAGTGGTAATTTAACTATTGAAGAAGTTAAAGCCTTAGAATCATCTGAAATAGAAGTTGAAGGAAAGACAAAAAGCCAAAGATTAAGAAATGTTTTGTACGTCTTGCACAAACAATTAATAGATTCTAAAGAATTAGATGATGTAAGGCCCAATAAAACATTTAATGATTTCTACGCTACCGAGATGGAAAAGATAATTGAACACTATAAAAATAAATTAATTTAATATTTTTATGATTGTATTACATTTGTATTACAATTTTGTGTATATTTGCTTTAAGTTTAACAAATAAAAATAATAGATATGGAAAAAGCATTAGAAATTTTAGTAACAGAATTAAGCGTTAAAGATGATATTATCGCTAAAAAGTTTCAAGACTTAGATGAAGCAATAGTAAAGATTGGAGAATTAAAAAGAACACTTATCGAGGTTAGAACTCAATTATTAGATGTTTATCCAGAGGATAGTGCTTTAATAATATCAATTGACAAAGCAATAAATAAGTAATTAATTAAGGGGCTGCAAAAAGGCAATTAAGCCGTTTTAAAAAAATCTTTATTGTAGTGAGGATTGCAGCCCCTAAAAAATATAAATATGGAATATAGAAAATTTTTAGAAACTAAAAAAAAGCAGCATATTTCAAGCGGTTTTAAAATTGATGAAATAGAATTAAATAGTAATCTGTTTGACTTTCAAAAGCATATTGTTAAAATAGCATTACAAAAAGGGAGGTTTGCAATATTTGCTGATTGTGGTTTAGGCAAAACTTTGATGCAATTAAGCTGGTCAGAGGCTATTTATAACCATACTAATCAACCAGTATTAATATTAGCCCCTTTAGCAGTTGTTGAACAAACTAAAAGAGAGGCTGCAAAGTTTGGTATAAATAGTGATTCATTTGAAATAACAAATTACGATCAATTAAAAAATATAGATTGTAGTCTATATTCTGGAGTTGTATTAGATGAAAGTAGTATTTTAAAAGGTAGGGATGGTAAACTAAGTAGATTAATAATAGATAGTTTTGTATCTACTCCTTATAAATTGGCTTGTACTGCTACCCCATCACCAAATGATCACATGGAACTAGGGCAGCATAGTGAGTTTGTAGGGGCTATGTCCTACTTGGAAATGTTAGCAATGTATTTTGTTCATGATGGGGGAGAAACTTCTAAATGGAGATTAAGAAAGCACGCAAAAGATAGCTTTTGGAAGTATGTCTGTACATGGTCTTTATCTTTAGATAACCCAAATACATTAGGATTTAATTCTGATGGTTATAATTTACCAGAAATAGAATATATTGAACATATTATACCAGTAGAAAACAATACTAATACTTTATTTGGGGATGTTGCGGTTAGTGCTACTGATTTACATAAGGATTTAAAGAGAAGTTTTGAAAGTAGGATAAATGAAACTATTGATCTTATTAAAAAAGAAAATAGCCAAACAATAATATGG